AAAATTTAGATCAAGTACCACAAGATAAAATGTTATGTGGTGTATGTTATGAGGAAAACTTAAAAAGGAGAGAGTATGAGTTAATGTGGCAACACCACAAAAAACCTAAATATAAATGGGAGTATGAATTTTATTATGGAGATAATTGATATTTTAATTTTAGCGGTTGTGTTCGTAGGATTAACGACAATCGCTGTAGTGTGGTGGAATAAAATTAAATAATGATAGCTGATATTCTAACAGTGTTAATGTATTTAGGTGGTATATATATTGTGGCAACAATGATGTACTTAATTATTAAAGATGAAATAGATAAGAGGTAGTATGAATATTAATGTTTTAGAAAAAGAAATAGTTAAAGCTATTGAAGTAGAAAAAGAAGAAGCTGTTCTTATAGTTAGTAAGAAAGAAGAAAAAGATATGAAAGATAACTTTAAAAATCTAAAAAATTTTGTAAAAGAATTATTTGAAGAATATAGAGGAGATAGATAATGGATTATGAAAATCAAATGAAAAGAGCAACGATTAATTTTGAAGCTGTCAAACTTACTATGCGACAAGATAAGCATGGGTTTATATTAACGCTATCAGTACACCCTGATGATGTTCCTGAAAGTTTATTTAGGGATTGGGTTGGCTCTAGGTATCAAGTTGCTATGGTTCAATTAGATGATAATGAAGAACCTATAGTGCCAAAAGAAAAGACAGAGGGCGAAAGAGCAGTAGCGAGAGCAGGTTTAATGTGTAAAGATACTGACTTTCAAGATTTTGTTGCTCAGAAATGCGGATTTCAGCAAGGAGTTTCTACTGAATTTGGCGAAAAAGAGACATCTGTATATGTAAGAGACTTCATTGGAGTTGAAAGTAGAAAAGAATTAATGGACAACAAGGAAGCTAGAGAGAAGCTTCGTGAACTCATAGACCAATTCAGCGAAGAATGGTTGTAGAGGAGAAGCCTACTAACAAAGAAAGATGGTGGGCTTGGCACAAGAAAAATCCTAAAGTGTGGGTATTGTTTCAGAAGTTTACCTTTGAAGCTATCCGTTCAGGTAGGAAACATTACTCTCACTGGGCTGTAATGCAACGCATTAGATGGGAAACAGATGTCAACACTAAAGGCGATTGCTTCAAAATATCCAACGACTTTATCTGCTACTATGCAAGATACTTTATTCACACCTATCCACAACACGGAGACTTCTTTAGAATTAGACCTTTAAAAGAAGAAAAATAAACCAGCAAAATTTCGCAGCGTCCACCCCAAAAATAAAAACAAAAAAACAAAACCCCGTAAATACGGGGCTGTAAGCTATGCGATAAAAAAAATTCTTAATCCTTCGCAGACTTTATAGCTCAAACAAATATTAACGCTTTAATATTTATCTTACTACAGCTTTGTCTCCCAAGCCTTGTAAATATTCTTTTCTTCTTCTCATTATTTGTTCTGCTCTTAAATAATTATTTTTTTGTTCTGCTATTCTATCTAATCTAATTCTTTTTTCTTCTGAAGAAAGAGTTGAGCTATTTATTATTGTTGCTTCTGCTGTTCTAAATTCTTTTAATTCATCAGCGACTTTTTGTAATTCTTTTTGCAAGTTTTCTAAATCTTTCATGTATTCTATTTTGTATTCATCTGTTAAACCTTTTGCAAACTTGTCTCTTTTTTCTATGTTATCTTCTATTACTCTAAATGTATTTATTGTGTCATCTACATCTTTCTTTAAATTATAAAATTGATTTTCATAATTACTTCCCTCTTTTGGTAGAAGAAATCTACCTATTACTGGAAGTTGGTCAACGCCAAATTTTACTCTTTCCGCATCTGTTAAACCCTCTCTTAAAACACTGTCTGTTGCTATCATTAAATAACTTCCCAATGTTCCTGTATAACCTCTAACAAGATTTTCTACATACAAAGGACTAATGTTTAACTCATCTCCTATTACTTTAGAAAGAGTATCTGTTTGTGGTCTATAACCCGCATCATCAGTTCCTTTTAAATAGTCAGGCACTATTTGTCTGCCTGTAAACAAATCATAGTTAGCAAAGTTTTCTACAAGAGGGTCAACAGCAGTTGGTAATGTTAAAGAGAAAGTATGTCTTGTCATTTTTTTAATTCTTTTAGCAACATCTTCTCCTGCTACATCATCTGCAAAGTAAGATGTAAGCCGTTCGGGAACAGTCATACTAATTAGCCCAACTTCAAAAGGTTTAGGTATTACTAATGGAAAACCACCTGTTATTTTTTTGCTTCCCGGTATAATTAAATAGTTATCTTTTATTTCATCAGGTGCTTCTTCATATTCTTCTGAATCTCTAACTAAAAAATAATATCCGGGCATCATAGCCATTATTGTTGCTAGTCTTAACCACACACTTTTTGCTCTTTTTGATGGACTTAAACCTCTACCTATTCCATATCTTCCTGTTAAACCTCTATAAAAAACATCTAGTCCTTGTAGCCTAGGATTTAAAAACATTGTCATTTGTTGATATGTTTGAAAAGTTTTATTGTTGCCACGCCTTGTAAAGTTTAAAACTTCTAATGCTTGATAGATTGCTTCAGCTTCATTACCTGTTCTTTTTATTGTATCTTTATATACAGCAACTCTAGTAGCAGCATCTGTTATAGCTGTGCCTTGTCCTAGTATATCCCATAAACCAGTTACTAAATCTATAGGAAACATATAAATTTTTTTTGCTGTTGGTCTTTCACTTTTAAAAGCATTTTTATAATAACCATCAATAAGACTTTGTGTACTATCTATTTCTCTTACACCTTTGTCATAGCCTGTTATTACTCCTGCGTTTCTTAATTTAACAAATTCTTCTGGAAGTTTGCCGGTAATCATACCTTTAGCTATCCTAAAAGTTTCTGCTACTGAAGAAATCACTGGTATATAATTAGCACCACTTAAAGTATAAGCAGATAATGAATCTCTTAATATTTGTGCAATCCAAAAAGCAGGAGCTCTTGTTATTAAATCACTAACAAATCTTTTAGTTCCTCTTGCTATATTCATAAGAAGATTCATAGGTGCATAATCAGCTTCTGACATTACATTCATTGAATAATATAACATTGGGTCATCTATTTTAAAGTTTGTATTTTTTCCTTTAACTCTTATAGTAATTACATCTGGTCCTTTAACATTACCTTTAACTTGTTTAGCTACTTCTAAATCTATAAGATTACGCATTACTCTATTAGCTGCTACATTTTTCATACCTAAATTTATAGCTGCTCTTAAATTATTTGTAATACCAGTAATAGGGTCAACAATATCTTTTGTTTCACTACCTTTAGCTTTTTGAAATGGAGTTATAGATAAACCTTGAAATATTTTTGGTCCTTTAAATCCTTCCATTCCTTCTAGCGGTCTATAAAAAGGAATATAATCTGAATTTGCTAACCATGTTTCTGCTGTTTTTGCATCTAATACACCGGTATCAACTAAGAATTGAACTGTATGTTCATTAGTTCTATTGTACTCATCAATCATAGTTTGTACTTCAGGATAATCTTGTAATACTTGTTTAGCTTTTTTTCTATCAGCTGCTGTTACTTTTACTTTCCTACCTTCTTTATTAAATCTTGTTTCTCTTTTAACTCTTTGTACTGCTTGGAAAGCCCAAAGCAAATTAGGATTTTTATAAGCTGGTGCAAATATATCAGCAAAAGGTAAAACAGGTTTACCATCTATTTGTGATATATCAGTTACATAAGTGTATCCTTTATCTTTATCATAACGAGGAAAACCTCTTATAAAAGATTGCATAAATATATCTCCTGACCTATCAGAAAAATATAAAGCTGCACCTGCTGACATACTAGCAAGTAACATTTGGTCTCCGTATTTATTTTTTTTACCTGCTTTAACATCTGTTAATGCTAATCTTCCATACCTATCTGCTATCTGTTCTCTAACTTTCATACCAAATTCTTTGGTAGCATCAATAGGTTTAAAGCCTTCTAATACAAGTTGACCAATAGTTTTGCTTTCAATCGTATCATCTCTTACTGTTAAATTTTCTATTAACTCTTCAGCATTTTGATTTAAAGGATTTTTATTTTTATTAAATGAATACTTTAATTTAATATCATTTGGTATGTCATTAATAATAGAATCTACATCTGCATTAGTTTCAGATGTACTATTTTTAATTTCTTTTTGTGCTTCTATTGCTGCGGATACAGCACTAGGCGATGCATTAGTATTTATTACAGGAACTAAACCTGCTGCTATAGAGTTTTGTTCTTGTTCTTTTGCAGTTTGGATATTTTCTTTATCTTGTTCACTAAGTTGTGTTTCTCCCTCAACCTCTGTGCTTCCTCTTCTGCTTCTGCTTCTATTTCTATCAACGATTCTATCGTCCTGAAATAATTGGGCGGTATCTTCTTCGACAATTTCTTCTCCTAATTTTTTAGTGTTATTAATATAAGTAAAACCAACATTAGGTGTTGCTGTTCTTTTTACATAATCTTTTAATGCATTGTAACTATCTTTTACTTTATTATCTATTGATACTAAATAATCAACAGATACAAACCTTCCTGTTTCACCAAATCTAGTAATAGCTCTTACTATAGCTTGATTTATATTAGCATCTGGATAAACAATATCTACTTTATATCCTTTGCTTTGCAAATCTTGCATTATATATTTAATTTTACTTATATCTGGTTGCCTACGATTATTAGTTTTACCTGCAACTTTAGGAATTATTATATTTGCACCTTCATCTACAAATTGTTTTTGAATTTCAGCAGCAATTACTTTAGAAAATTTATGTGTAGCATTAGCTGCTATACCATCTTTATATTCAGGCATTTGTTTTTTAGCATCATCAGCATCAACTATTGCATAACCTTTTCTTGCAGCTATATTTTCAGCAAATGTTGACTTACCTGTAGCTGGTGGTCCAATTATTATGACTGCTTTTTTATCGTATTTTAAATTACCTTTTGCATATTCTGTGGCTATGTCTGTTAACTCAGGAATCATTTCATTTATTCTTTTAACTTTTTGCGTTTCAGTTAAATTATCATAAACATCAGGTATAGCTAATGCTTCATTTTGCATAGCTAACATAGCTGGGTGATTTACTAAAGCATACATATCATCTGCATTTATATTATCATTTTGATATTGCGGTTCGTTTGCTAACAAAATTAAATCTGCTTTAGCATCTAGCAACTCTTGTCTAGTTAAAGTTTTTATTTGTTCTTGTGGAACATTAAAATTTCCAGATGTTATAGTTTGAGTATCACCTTGTATTATTATTCTATCTCTTTGAATTTTATTTACATCTTGTAAGTGTGTAGTTAAAACTTGTTTACCTGTAGTATCTCCATAATCATCTATTAAAAAGTTTGTTGGTATTAAAAGTTCTTGTTCTCTTATATAGTTATATCTATCAGCATATAAATTACTTGCATCACTAAGCATAGACTCACCTCTATATAAAGCGTTCATATTTACTGCTACAGCTTCTTTAGGTAAAAGATATTTTTTAACATTGTAACCATACTTAGCTATATCGTCTGGTCTTCCCTCTGCTCTAAGTAATTGTCTTCCAAATTCTTCTAATGTTACATTTGGTTCTATTGTTCCATCTTTTTTTCTTTTGTAATAAATTTCTTCTACTCTTTCATTTCTTCTTTCTAAATTTTTTCCAAAAGATTCTGCTACAAATTTATTAGTTGTTGTAGGTATTAATTGATAACTGTCATCTATACGACTTCCTCTGTACACAACTATTTCATCAGGAAATAATTTTATAGATTCTTGTGTAACAAGATTTATACCATCATAAATTTCTTGTGCTTGTCTTACAGATAAATTTGGAAATCCAAAAGAATAATGAAAAAATCCTTGATTTTTTCTATTGCCTGTTCTTTGGTCCACAAAAGCTTTAGCTCCTAAAGTCATTAATGGTGCTACATATTCTGAACCTTCTCCTCTTGCATCTTTTAAAAATTCTTTTATAGGCGGTGGTATTGATGCAATAGTTCCATATAATTGTCTAAAGTATCCTTCTAATGTAGGTGCACCTGATTGTTCTTCTAGTGTTGCTTTTACATCATCAATTAATCTACCATTTGTTTCTCTTAAAGAGTATCTTAAATTACCCAATTCAGGTGGTTCTTCTACAAAAGATGTTGAGACTGTTCTTTTTCGTTTATCATCTTTTATTAACAGATTTGGATTATTAGTATTTTCTAAAACTAAAGTTTTATGTCTTTCAGATAATTCGTTTACACCAAATATATTATTTAATTTTTGTCTAATGCTTGAACCATCTCCAGTAATATATTCAGGTTGTTGACTAAATATAAAATTAGAACCTAATAATAATGGATTTAATGATATGGCTTGTGGTTTAAATAAAATAGGAGTTATGTATTGATTATATTCATTTTGTTCATTTGGTCCTACATTATTGCCTATATATTTTTGGTATTTTTGTTGAGTTATAAATGGACTTTCTATTCTTTTACTTGCATCATTTATACTTTTATATACAGTTAAAGTATCCATACCTTTAGCTACATCTGTTTCTCCTATTGCAAAACCTACATAATAATCACTATCTGAAACTTTTTGAAATTTATATTCTGCAAATGTAGCTTTACTATTTTGTGTTATGTTATTTGCTTGTAAATATTCTTGTGTTGTTGCAAATAAAAGTTGACTACTTTTTGCAATTTTAAAATTAAGATTATTATAATTTATATCATTAAAATTACTTGTTTCTCTTAGTTTATTATTTTTGTCTTTAATTATATTTGTTAAATTTTTTTGAAAACCATCTAATTTTATTAAAGAATTTGTAGCATCATTAACTTGTCTTTTATAAATATCTAATACTATATTTTGAATATTTGTATCTATTATAGGACTCCATTCTCTAAATCTTCTATCGGTTTCAGATGGTCTTGTATTACCTATTTGTTCTTCTAGTTTATTTTCAATTTGTTGTTCAGTTAAACTAAATGCAAGACTTGGCTCATCAGATACTGGCGGTTTAGGTTTAATATTAGGAAGTGTTGATTGTTCTAACTGTTGTAATTCTTGTGTAGTTCTTATTGTTCCTCTTGGTCTAGTTCCTATTTCTCCTGTTACAGCAGCTTCTAAGATATCTCCAGCTGATTTATATTTAGTTTTTAATACAGCGTTTGCTAATCCTTTAAAAAAATCAGATGTTTTTTGTAATGCGTTTCTAGGTCTGCCAGTTATTTTTTTTGGATTATTAATATAATCTTCAAACATAAAAGCTATTGCTTCATCTACAAAATCAAATTCACTGTTATATGTTTTAACATTTTTGTATTTGTCTAAAGCTTCTTCGTAATAAGTTTTACCATCTTTTCTTATTTTAGTTTTAGCAAAATTTTCTAAAGCATTTATTTCTTGTGCCGTAAATAAATCAGCTTGTCTTAGGGAGTGCCAACTTTCATGTCCTAAAGTTTGAGATATATTTTGTAAAAACTTTTTAGCTCCATTTTTTTCAGACAAAACATTTAAGTCTGCTCTATCTAAAGATAAAAGTATTTCATTTGCTGCTCTATCAAATACACCATCAGCTTGACTAAAATTTATATTATCTCTATTTTTTACTCTATCTAAAAAAGTAGTAAATTTTACTTTAGTTTTTGGTAAATTAAATTTATCTGATAACTTTATAATTTCTTGTTGTACTGTTTCTATTGCTTCATTTAAACTTGTTTCTACTTGCGGTCTTAAACTTCCATCAAAATTATATTTTCTATTAGAAGTACCTGTAAATTTAAAATCG